GTTTTTTTTTTTTTTTTAATTGTGGTAGGTGGAACCATTGCGGCAAACCACCGATCGTTACCCCGTAGGTTCGGTGATCAACCGTAGTGCGAGGACACATTACCCCCTGGCGGTTCGCACGCCTAAGCACCAATGAGCCATGTCTATCACCAATCGCGTGATAGGCCATCGACTGCCGGGTGAGTTATCAAGGACAACTCAGAAGACAACAGGACGATTTCACAAAGAGATTCGAGGTCTGCTAAACCCACGTCATAAGCCTCCATGAGCCAGTCACGAAAACACTCGTCAGACAACGTGACTGGTTCATTCACAATGGAGGCCGTTATGTTATCAAGCTCGATGCCTGCGGTACGAGCTGACCACGTCAAATCATCTAACCGAACATTAGAGCGATCCTCGGCCTCAAAGCGTGCCAAGAAAAAATCGCGCATGAACGGAACGTGGCGGAATTCATATGCATACGACAGTGCCTTCCCGGCCATGTACTGGCTGGGGGACACGGCGTCACAATGAATGCCTCTTGCATTAAACCGGGCGATGGCTTTGCCGAGCAAAGGCATCATGCAGGGCGGGTCCGAAGCGGTGATGATGCGCTTGGACAGGAAGGTGGCCCCACAATTAAGTTGAGGCGTGGCAGCTTTGAGCACCATCTTGAACTTGGCGACGGTGGCGATCCACCTGTCTTTGTCCATCAAGAACAGTAGCATGGAAAGCAGATCATCACCCAAGATGACAGCTTTCCCAGAGTTGCCTTGCCGGCGGCAAGATACGGCGAACATCACAGCGTTGTACCAGCTGTTCCTTGGTGTGGTGATGGTCGTGCCCGTGGGCAGTTGGTTGCGTATCTCCGCTCTAAGTCCGAAGGCCCGAGACTGCACGGTGAAAGTCTCAAAGGTCTTCAGAAGGTTGCGGTACCAATCGGGCATGCGTATTTTGCCGAGTGCTCGGTCAAACAATAAGTGCACGCGTGCCCGTTGTTCCCTGTCATTCGCAGAATAATCACCCTCGGCAGCGAATGTGTAGGCCGGGTCTGAGACCAAATGGGTGGCAAGTGTAACGTCATCACGTTTGTATGCGGTCATGAACTCGATCTCCCCCATCGGTCCATTGGCAAACATGCTGTCGATCCGCTCCATGACCACCATGGAAGCAGGACCAGTGACAGTGTTGAAAACGTCGTTGCCGGCATATATTATGCGCGGTGCCCACGACGGATCGTTACGTTTCAACAGGATCTCTTGTTTTACGCTGAGATCCTTGATCCCCATATAAGAATCAGAAGCGTGTGGGATTTCATGCCATGCATCAGCCATGCGCTTAGCTTTGTGGTGGTCAAACTTGGCGGCCCACCGAGCGCGGTCAATGTCATTCTCATCCCACTCCTCATCGAAGATATCCGGCATGGCGTCAATAATATCACATGCCTCTTCGAAGACGTCATCATCGACGTCGTCAGTTGCCAG